AAGCTTAGGGAGGACTAACATGCACGACAACACAACAAAGGAACTCAAGAACCTACTAAAAAAGAAAAAGTTATACATGATCGATAACGAAGGGAAACCCATTGAACTCGATTTACCGGACTACGGAGAGGTGACCGTGGTGATGCATAACGGCAAGGTGGACAGGTTGGAGGATACCAGGAAGAGGAAGGTGTGAGATAAATGGTTGAATGCAAAAACTGCAAAACTGAACACGATGTTAAATGGAATTTCTGTCAAAAATGCGGGAATCCTTTAAACGAGGTAGCAAAGCAACATTTTCCAGAAATGATTAAACCAAAAGATAGAGTTAAGGAAATATAATAGCCTGACCGAAAACCGGAAGGCACTGAATCAAGCTAAGGCTTATTCGGTGTCTTTTTATATTTAAGGGGGAAAAGAGAATGGTTATAGCATTTCAAACAGTCTTATTATGTGTCATCGTTATTTCATTTTCAGGGGTGATGGACACCGATATCGATATGATTTTACAGGATAAATTGATGGGAGCTTTTTACGCAAGTCTTGTAGCTTTCATAGTGAGTGTGATGTGGTTATGAATCTGCCTATGAAAGAACAACTTGAAAAAGCATATGGAAAACCAAAGCACAGGAAGCCACAGAAACGCCGCAGGGAAGATTTGTCAGAGTTTGAGATCAAAAGCCTTATGGGGATGGATAGACCAGTTTATCGCAAATACAGAGGTTCATACAGACAAAGATAAGGGAGGCTTTGATATGTGGGTGGACAGAATGATTATTGAATACGAGGACGGGAGAAAGGATTTACAAAGGATCAAAAATAATCTGGGTAATTCAGAGATTGATAAGATGGACAAAGCACAGGTAAACGGGATGATCAACGACATGTCCTATTCGATCGACTGGCTACGGACAGGTAGAAGACCGGGTAATCTAAGAGGCATTGACAGAAGATCAGTCTATCAACGCACAGCATTAGTTGATATGGATCTGATGCCGAGCCTTAACATTCAGCCGGATACGGGGGAACTGGACGAGAAAGAAAAACAAGCATTGGTAAACATGCTCATAGATTTATCACATCGGGAAAGGCAATGCTATCTACTGCATATGGCACAGGGTTGGAGCATGCAGGAGATTGCTAATGAACTGAACATCAAGAAGCCAACTGTCCAGAAATTCATCGACAGAGCCAAGAATAAAATAAAAAGAAAACTTTCTTGTCATACGAATGTCATATGATTGCCACCTATGGGTAGAAGGATAAAACCCTCGGTATGCGGAAACATGTCGGGGTTGTGTTGATGTATCTGTCGGTCATCCTTTGGGGAGGGATGACTTTATGCGGTGGCGGAAAAGGTAGACGCTAAATAAACTCGGCCCGAGACCCAGACGGAGTAGTCATGCATGGGGTCATAATAAAGGTGTGCATGATATGTAAGGTGCAAATCCTTGCCCGCATATTGTCGCTTGTTCCTGTAGGTTCGGGGATAGCCCGGACGGTCAGTGAGTGCCACTCATTGCCTTAAAGCAGGAAGGGGCGACTTTTTTGCTGATGTGCCAAGATGCACAAACAGCCAGCTGGATTTCGTAATGCGATAACCAGCCTTTTTCTATATTTATTCGCTAATGAGGTTTGCGCTGTACCCATAAACAGCGCTTTTCAGGTAAATAGTTGCAGGATAATATCTCCTTTTGTCGAATTGAGTAGACGGGAGGGGAAAAAATGAGAGAAATGACATACTCTATATTCAAAGACCAAGCAGCTGGGTGGGGCTGGGAAAAGACCTACTACTTAATTACAACGATTGAAAAATTCGCAAATGTCGAAAGTGAAAGTGTTGTGTTTTACCCCAAAAACCTTTTCGTTGATAACGAAAATGTGGAAGTATACTTCTTTGACAACCAAAAGGTTACTGTTTTTACTGGTAAAGAAGAAGCTTCTTCTGTGAAAACACTATATTATAGACAAATTGAAAGTGTTGAAATGGAGTATAAGGATATATATTATCCATCACAATTAACTGTTAAATTCCTGAATGGTCAAATTATTAAGCTTAACAGTGAAGTTGATACAAATAATACATGGATGAATAGGTTTACTAAAAAAATAGAAGATATTTTCATGAAATTAAATTAGCTAAGCATCCTAAAAGGGTGCTTTTTCTTATGCCTAAAAAGGAGTGATAAATGTGTATAAATGTGGCGGAATTGCTTCAGAAGAAGACGCGCTCTTAGAAATGATTGAACGAGGCGAATTGATCGGAGTTAAACCAATGGATATTGAACGGAAACGCCGAGAGAAGAAAGGACTGTACGACAAACAAGAAATCCTTAAACTGTTTTCTGATCAGTTAGATGAAGTTGAGGAGTTCTCCATTGTCTGTAAGTACAAAAACGGTGAAGTAGGATCTTTCAATTCATCCAAAGACATCGTGACTACGTTAGGGATGCTTGAAGCAGGGAAGATATTTAACGCTATTGAAGAATAAGACGAGCGATTAGCACAGGGAGTTGGTGATATGTAGTGGGGAAGCTAACAGAGAAACAGAGACGGTTTGCAGATGAATATATTCGATTGGGCGAAGCTACTCAAGCAGCTATCAATGCCGGGTATAGCACAAAAACAGCTAGGTCGATAGGGCATGAAAACTTGACTAAACCTGACATAAAAGCATACATTGACAAACGTTTGAATGAACTCAAGAAAGAATCCATTGCAGAACAAGATGAAATTCTTCAATTCCTCACAAAAGTATTACGGGGAGAAGCAAGGGGGACGGAACTTGTTGGCTTGGGGATGGGGGAACAGTCAGTTGATCAGGTGCCGCCTACTATTGCCGAAAAAACAAGGGCTGCTGAACTTCTAGGTAAACGATACACCATGTGGACTGATAAGCAACAGCTTGACGTGAACGGAGCGATCACTTTCATCGATGACATAGGTGAAGATGATGAAACGTAAAATATCGGAGCTTATTCCAAAAGCATTTCATCCTGTGTGGCGTGCTGCAATGAATCCTGACATTCTAAATGTTGTTTGCAAAGGTGGACGTGGTTCCGGAAAATCATCTGATATTGCTCATATCATTATTCAAATGCTTATGCGTTATGCTGTAAATGCTGTCGGAATTCGGAAGGTAGACAACACAATAGAACTTTCCATTTTCGAGCAAATGAAATGGGCAATAGCCGAACAGGGCGTTTCACACTTATTCAGAGTGAACAAGTCTCCTATGCGGCTCACATATATCCCCAGAGGCAACTACATGGTGTTCCGAGGGGCAAAGGAGCCTGAACGGATAAAGTCGTTAAAATCGGCAAATTATCCATTTGCACTGACTTGGATTGAAGAACTGGCTGAGTTTAAAACAGAAGATGAAGTGACGACCATCACCAACTCTCTTTTAAGGGGAGAATTGGAGGATGGTCTTTTTTATAAGTTCTTCTTCAGTTATAACCCGCCTAAACGGAAACAATCTTGGGTGAACAAGAAGTACGAGACGTCATTTCAGCCTGCTAACACGTTTGTACACCATTCAACATACTTGGATAATCCATACATCTCAAAACAGTTTGTAGAGGAAGCTGAGGCGACGAAAGAACGTAACCCAAAACGATATGACTGGGAGTATGGTGGAAAAGCAATTGGTTCTGGCGTTGTTCCGTTCGATAATCTGCAAGTGGAAGCCAGTAGTATTACAGACGAAATGATCAAGACCTTTGACAATATCCGGCAAGGTGTGGACTTCGGGTATGGCCCCGATCCATTAGCTTTTGTCCGCTGGCACTATGACAAAAAGAAAAACGGCATTTATGCCATTGATGAATATTACGGTCAAAAGATCAGCAACCGCGAACTTGGCAAGTGGATTAAGTCGAAAAAATATGAGCGTCATGACATTACTGCCGATAGTTCTGAGCCGAAATCCATTGATGAATTAAAGCATGAACACGGCATTAGGAGAATCCGCGGAGCAAAGAAAGGACCGGATTCAGTGGAGTATGGCGAAGAATGGCTGGATGATTTGGACTTTATTTGTATTGATCCGCTTAGGACTCCTAACATTGCTAGGGAGTTTGAGAACATTGATTATCAAACAGATCGGGATGGTAACCCGAAAGCACGACTGGAAGACAAGGATAACCACACGATAGACAGTACGCGTTATGCATTTGAGGGCGACATGAAGTCCTTGCGGGCTGGCATATCCAGTGCATCCGCATGGTAAGGAGGAATCACATTGGAAGAAGTTATCCTTACAAAGGAGCAACTCCAAGAAAAATTGATTGAGTGGCAAAAGGCGCTAAGACTCCAAGATTGGATAATTGAAGCGAAGATTGTAAGGGGCAGGGATATGAATGTTGAATGTGTCGCTCAAGTCAATTGGGTTCTTAGCAAAAAGATGGCGACAATATCAATTCTTGATCCAATCGACTACCCGCCAGATTGTATGGCTGAAAGGGATATGGAAAACGATTTGGTTCATGAACTATTACATCTCCACCTTGCTCCAATCAATGATCATTTTAGTAAAGATGATTCTATATACACAATGTTCGAGGAGCAGGCTATCGAGTCCATAGCTAGCGGCCTAATCCATATGGCTAGAAGTAGGTGAAGATATGACAATCGAATGGAAGAAATTTGATTCATCTGTAATCGAGAAAACACACGGGAAGATTCATTTCTACCGTGATCTATATGAGGGTAATCATTCCAAACTCTTTTCGAGGGCAAAGGAGCTGGTTGATAAAGGAGAGATTGTTGACGAGATCATTTACGGCACACAGAAAAGCCAAAACGTCAAGACGCCGTACATTATCGCCAACATATCTAAACTGATACCCGAGATCCCTGCCATGTTAGTGAGCCGCTCCATCGGCAATATCCAAACGTCGATTAGTTCAGATGAATACGATGTGCCGGAAGACGAGAAAGCTGATGACAAGAATTATGACCATCTTACAACCCAGCAGGAAGTCATACGGGACATAGAATCCAACTCACATTTGGAATTCGAACATTGGGGTAACATCGTTCAACAGCAGGTGGATGGTGGACTTGTCGGGGTGCCTTGGTTGGATGAAAGAGGATTGCGGATTGAGTTTAAGAGTCGCGATGTCTATTATCCGCATGAGGACGGATTAGGAGTAGACCTTGTATTTGAACGAGAGATTAATGGAGAACGTTATTTACATGTATATCGCGAACGTGTCGAGGACGGAAATTTAGTCACTCGGCATTTTTTGTATGAACTTAACAAGCAAGATGAAGCAAAGCCAGTTGAGGATGATGAAGCGAAAAAGATTCTCGGCATGGAAGAATTGGAAACCACCTATGAAAACAGAGAGCGGCCTTTTGTTGTTTATTGGCCCAACGAAAAGACATTCATGAACCCGCTCGGAGTGTCCTGCCTTAAAAATCAAGAGGGCAAGCAGGACGAAATCAACTGGACGTTGACGAGGAATGCTATCACGTTTGAGAGAAATGGAAAGCCACGCATTGCCGTTACTACCGAAATCATGCAGGCTTTGCAAGATAAGGCGCTCGAAAGGTATGGCGATGAGAGTCGCATTGATCACAGGGATTTGGAGATCACCACGTTTGACGAAAACGGGAAGGCACTCGAAGTCATTCAGATTGATGTCACCAAAATTGGCGATATTCAGTGGGTTAAAGACATCATGAAGTTAATGCTCATGGAAACCAAGACGTCTGAAAAGGCGGTTGATTTCTATCTGGATAACCGTGGAGCTGGACAGCAGTCTGGTGTGGCGAAATTCTACGACCTGCTTATATCCATCATGAAAGCGGAGCAACTACAGTCGGAATATGTTTATTTCCTGAAGCAGTTGATCGAATCCGCACTCTGGTTGGCAAAAGAAAACGATCCAAACATCACCATCGAACAGCCAGAAATCCAGTTGAAAGCCATGATTCCAATCAGCCGTAAAGAGTTGTTGGAAGAGAACTCACTGGCTTACGAGAAAGGCACACAATCGCTTGAAGTGACCGTCCGAAGGAATAACCCTACCGCATCAGAGGAATGGATACAGGAAGAACTTTATAGAATAGAAGCTGAAAGGTGGAATGATGATACCTCCTCACTTATAAGAGGGAGGCAAGAATTGCAGAATTTCATGGACAATCGTGACAAAAACGGAGAACCGATACAGCAGTCTGAATAATGATGAAAACATCAGTGCAACAACGTTTATATGGTATAATATTATGTATGGGATAGTCATTGGGTAGCTCCCAATGATGAAAGGCAAGATACCCGTCTTGCTTTCCCATTAATATCAAAACGGGAACAACTGTGGGAGGTTGTTAATATGAGAAAGCGAAAAACACATAAACAGTTTTTAGAAGAGGTTTATGGTTTAGTTGGAAATGATTATGAAGTTTTAAGTGATTATAAAAGAGGCATAACGAAAGTGTTGATGAAACATAATATATGCAATCATGAATGGGGAGTTACCCCTGGTCATTTTCTTGGAGGCACAAGGTGTCCACGTTGTTCAAGGAAAAAATCCGACAAGAAGAGAATGTTAACGCAAAGTGAGTTTATTAAAAAAGTTAAAGAAGTCCACGGCAATGATTTCTTAGTTATCGATGACTACAAAGGTAGTCATACGCGCATTAGAGTGAAGCATTTAATATGTGGGCATACTTACAAGGTCACTCCTACTAACTTGACAACTGGAAAAGGTTGTCCTTTGTGTGCAGATAAGGTTCGAGGTAAAGACAGGACGTTGTCACAACAAGAGTATTCAAACAGAGTGAAGAAAAGATTCGGAAGTGAATACGAACCGATTGATGATTATGTTAATGATATTACTCCTATATTGGTGAGGCATACAACTTGTGGTCATGAATGGAAGGTTAAGCCAAGTAATTTCGTTAGGCGTGGCACAGGGTGCCCTAGGTGTAATGAGAGTAAAGGTGAAAGATTGATATCTAAATACCTGGACTATAGTTTATACAACTATAAAACTCAATATAGGATAAAGGATTGTAGAAGAACCTTTCCGTTACCTTTTGATTTTGCTGTTTTCCATAAGTCTGAGTTAGTTTGTCTGATTGAATATGAAGGAAGGCAACATTTTGAACCGATTGACTTCTTTGGTGGGATGAGTAATTTAAAAGATTTACAAGAGCGCGATCAAATAAAACGTGATTACTGTAAAGCTAACAATATACTATTAATAGAAATTCCTTATTGGGAAGAGGATATTGAAGGTTTACTGCATAAAAAGTTAAACGAAATACATCGAATAAACAACATTACTAGCGAACAGCTAAGTCTATTCAACTGAGCATCCTGCGGGGTGCTTTTTCTTATTGGCTGGCAGAAGTACGGCGATGAATTACATGGATAATCGAACATCTGAAAGGGATGAAGAGGATGGCAAGGTATCGTAAAAAACATGCTCCGGAGGAAGTAGAAGCCAAACAGTTTAGGGATGATAACAAAAACCAAGTGTTTAACTGGGTTACTTGCATCAGAACACCAGTTTTTGAAGAAAACGGTAAGCCGGCCCTCATGTTGCAAACTACTCAAGGTACTGTCTTTGCAACTATTGGTGATTACATCATTAAGGATGACGAGGGGTTTCATGTGTCGCCGCAACATGCTTTTGAGGATATGTATGAAGTTTTGGAGTGATGCTCTATGAACGAAGAACAACTCTTAAAATATCTCCAAGAAATCATCATCGGTTCTATTATCACTAGAATAGCAGAGAGTGACCTAACCAAAGACGAACAAGCGGAAAAGCTTGTCAATGACATTGGCTATCTATTAGATCAATTCGGTGTGGCTGTTGATCAAGTGATCCCAGATGCGATTATCAAACATTATTTCGGCGGTGTGGATTCTGCAACAAAGGCGCTGGAAGAATCGAAGATTAAGCCGCGTCCTATGCAACGTAAAATCCACATGGAAGCTGTACAGAGCATCATGGATGATACGATGATGGATATGCATGCTGCCATCCGAACAGCCAAGAAGAGTGCCGCTAAGTCTGTATCAAACGCCATCAATAATGTGAAAGGTGATATAGCTAAAGGTATCATCACTGGTGATACTCGAAAGGTAATCCAAAAACGGGTTGCTGAATCATTTCAGAAAGATGGCTTGACTGCCTTTGTCACGGTTGACGGCAAGAAACTACCACTTGATTTCTATTCAATGACTGTCACTCGAACAAAGATGCGGGATGCCGCTGTTACGGGTAGCGTAGAGCGATACAAAGAGAATGACCAAGACTTGGTACAAATCATCGAAAACAGCGATACATGCCCTGTGTGCGCCAGATACAGAGGGCTAGTTGTCAGTTTGACAGGAGAGACCCCGGGTTATCCAGTGGTTGGAAAGAACGGCATACAGTTACCGCCATATCATCCGAACTGCCGCGGATCAGTACGACCATTCGTCCTTGAGTTTAAAACGGAAGCGGAGATCGCAGAAGCCAAAAAGAGGAACGCTGCCTATGACCCAGAGAAAGACCCAAGGACTCCGGCACAGAAACGGGCATATGAGAGGGAACAGACAGCCCGCAGGAAAGCTAATGATGAGAAGAAGCAGTTTGCCCGTTGGCAGATGGCGCTTGGTGATGGTGCTCCGAGGACTTTGGGGGCGTTTCGTCGAATGAAACGAGCAAACTCTGCTAAGTTTCAAGAATTGCAATCTGAATACCGGAGGATTATGAGGGAGGATGTTATCTGATGATGGGGAGAAACGAGTGTGTCAGCCACATCAACTTGCTTACAGCTGCAAAAGAAGTTATAACACTGGTTGAGAAAATCTGTAATGATGATCGGGTGCCAGTGGAGATCCGGGTAGAGTACGCTGATAAATTTAATAAGATTGTTGAAGGTAAGAAGTAAGCATCCGTTGAGGGTGCTTTTTATTATGCCTTTTTTCCACGATTGTAGGCGTTAAAGAACAAAAGTGAGTAATATGGTACCTGCACCAAAAAAAGCAGAGGAGGAAAACAATGAAATACCTATACAACTGGCTTATCGCCATCATCCAAAAGCTATTTGCAAAAGGCGGCCTTCCTGCCGAAATGGAAGAGAGAAAACCATTTGTGTCACACCTTGGTCCTCTGGATCTTCAGTTCTTTGCTGCAGGTGATGATGATTCTGGTGATGACGATGGAGACGACCTTAGCGACGATGACCATGATGACGAAGATGATCAGGACGATGAAGAAGATATCCCTGATCTCGACGAGTTACTCAAAGACCCTGCGTTTAAAAAGCAATACAATGCCCGTTTTAAAGAGCAACTGGCTAAACGTATGAAACGTCATAACAAAGAGTTGGAACGCCTAAAAGGGGACAAGAAACAGGACAAGGGTGATGACGAAGGGGAAGGCGATGACGACCAAGCGCGAAGCAATGAAAAGAGGCTCCTACGTGCAGAACGTAGAGAAAAGCGTGCTATCGTCAAAGAGTTTGCAGTCGACAACGGTCATAATCCTAGATTACTAGCAAGGCTCATTGATCTGGATGAAATCGAGTTGGATGAGAACGGGGAACCGGAGAACCTGGATGAACTCTTTGAAGAGTTGGAAGAAGAGTTTCCAGAATACTTCGGTACTGACAAGGATGATGACGAGGACGAAGTGGAAGAAGAACAGCCGCGCAAAAAGCGGTTTACGCCGGGTGCTCGTCAAAAGATGAACAAGAAAAAGAAATCAGATCCTAAAGAAGCTGGGCGCCAAAAAGCGCTCGAGAGACACAAGAAGAAGGAGGAAAACTAAATGAATCTGAAACCACGTAGAGAAACAATTGTTGGTCAAAAGGAATTCTTGCGTAACTCTGTCGGTATGGAATTCAAAACAGCTGGAGCCACATTGGATGGTGCAGCATTTGCCAGCGTTGCTGTTGACGGATATGTCAAAGCAGGTACAGCTGCATATCTAGGTGATGATGGGCTGTATAAACCTTGGGGTGCGGATACCGAAGCTGCCGAACCGGGTGCCGGACTTGTTGCACATGATACAAAGTTGATTGAAGGATCTAATCCAATCACTGGTATTCTTGCCGCTGGTCATCCACTGGAAAACAAATGCATTGGAGTTAACGATACATTTAAGGAAGCCACAAAAGGCCGCCTTGTATTCGATATTTAATTAAGGGAGGAAAAGAGATATGCCATTACATTTGGATGATTTTCAACAACCACAATTGCAGGGGTACATTGAGAATGTGCCGCCAGCACGCGAATATAAATTGGCTTCATTCATGCCGGAGAAACCGACATTTGATATTAACTTTGCTTACAACGTCATCAATGGGGCGTACGCTGAGGCGGCGTCTATCACAGGTTGGAACGCTTCTGCTCCATTACGTGATAAAAGAGCGCTCGAAAAAGCGTTCGCGGAAGTCGCTAAGGTACAACATGGAGCACGTTTGGACGAAAAGGAACTCCTATCCTTTAACCGTCCTCGGTCTGATCAGGAACGTGCACAGGTCATTGACTATGTATATGACACAACCGATGACCTTGTACAAGGTGTTGACGACATTGAGGAGTATATGCGTGCGCAGGCTATCTATACACTTGCTATGAAATACGATGATGATGAAAATGATATTCATATCGACTTTAAATATGAAGCGCCAGCAGGTAATAAGTTGTCTGTCACAACTCCTTGGTCTGATCCGGCATCCAAGCCACTTACTGACGTACAAGCGGCTGTTAAACAATATCAGAAGGAAAACCAACGTCAAAAGCCGTCAGTTATGCACATCACATCCGCCACTGAAGCACATTTGCTTCAAAACGAGCAGATTCGGGTGCAAGTATACGGCGAGTCAAACGGAGGCCGTCTATTGACGCGTAATGACGTACAAGCGGCATTCACAGCTCTAAGCCTACCAAACTATGAAATCAATGATGATGTCATTGTGGTCGATGGTGAGGAAAGACAGCTTCTAGAGGATAACAAAGTTGTATTACTTGGTGCAAATCTCGGGTTGACAATGGTTGGACCAACGGTCGAAAACAACTACAATCCAGGGAAGTTTGTGACACCAAAAATCGAAACCGACCCGCCATCCCAAACAGTTATCGTCGGTAAGGCGGTATTCCCGGCGTTGCAACGTCCGCAATCAATCGTAATCATGAGCGTCTAATCAGGCGCTCTTTATTATTTTTAAAGGAGGGCAATGATCATGCCAAAATATATCGCTAATGAGTACCTGCTCCATAACGGAAAAGTTGTCCAAGCAGGTGGACAGCTGGAGTTGGAAGCTAAACAAGCTGAGCGCCTTGGTGACAAGGTGACGCCTGCCCCAGAAGAAAAGGAGCCTGAAAAAGAGCAGGAGCCAGTGAAAGAAGAAAAGCCCAAGAAGGAAACTAAAGCTAAAAAAGAATCGAAGTGATCTCATTGATTACCAACGAATCTATCAAAGAATACATCGGCAAGATGCATGACAATGGCCTGTTCATGAGCCTTGGTGACGAGGACAAAGACAGTGCCATTTTTTCTGCGCTCGAATTGCTAAAAGACCATTACCGACCATCCAAGATTTCAGATCGTGCAGCTGCATTGCAGGTGCTCTTTATGCTCGAAGGTGAGGACGAAGAGTATGCCAAGTTAAAACGGCATGGGGTCAAATCGTACGCTGTCAAAGGCGTATCTGTAACCTTTGAAGGCGGGGAGATTGCTTCAAGTGTTGTCGCCATCCTCGGGGAGCCAAGAACCAAAAAAGCCAGCGTGGGGACATTAATATGAAGCCGCCAATGAGACAACAGGTGACCGCTCATATCCCTGTCCTCGATGAAAACGGGAAGCCTATCAAAGACAAATACGGTAGAGATACCACTGAACCAAAAACATCAAAAGCCCGCGTCCAGTTTAAGTCCAGCATCATCCGTGATGCAAAGGGGCAGGAGAAGCGTGTGGCTTTGGAAATTGATCTGCCGACTGACTTCAATCCACCTGACGGTAGCAAGATTGAATACGTCACAATGGGTGGAGAGAAAGCGGAAGGAACCATCATCGCTAAGGATGAAGCGGTCAATCTTGCTGGAAGCAAAGTCTATTACAGGACGGCGTATGTCGATGGTTAAGCGGCGTGGTGATGCTTTTCGCTTGGAATGGCAGGGTCTTGATGAATTTATCGAGGACTTGGAAGGTATGGAGAAGGACTTTGAAAACAATGTAAAAAAAGCCATGGGGAAATACGGTAATTTGGCGGAAGAAGGTTCAAAGGCACTTTCCCCTCGGGATTCCGGAGATTTGGAGTCCTCTATTAACTTTGACAGACCAAAAAGTCAAGGTGGGAGCATCGTAGTTGAAGGCGGTTCTAATTTGGATTACGCACTACGACAACACGAAGCTCCCGAGCGGACTGGTGTCCGAGATAAGAACGATGCAGGTGTTAAAGAGGCAGGCTATTATGTCGATGGTCGCGGACGACGCACTAGGCAGAAGCCAACTTGGAGAGGACAACAGGCAGGTCGCAAATACATGGAACGCGCCATTGTTGCCACTGAAAAAGACTTTGATAAGATCATGGCCAACGCACTCGAACAAACGTTAAGGGGGCGGCGCAAGTGATTCAGGAATTTCTCATGAATAAATTAAAGCCGCTGCTCCTCGATTTGGAGTGGACGGTCGATTATAGGTTTAAGACAACTGGTAAAAGTACCGGGACAGTCTACTATGAGGGCGGCGGCCAACCTAGTCAATACGATGTGCCGACACGATACCCGCGGTATATGGTCTATATATCGTCATCTGACTGGGATTATGCCCAATATGCGGCACAGGTGGTCTTTGATTCGTTACACAAGCTGAAAAATGAAACAGTCGAAGTAGAGTTTTACAAAGATGGGAACGTGGTAGCCACAAAAAGCTATCGCGTTTTTTTTATTGCTGCCGCATCGGACCCGCTCCCATTGGGCGTGGAGAACGATGTTATGGATTACAGCGTCAATTTTGACGTGACTTTAGTAGAAATTAAAGGAGGAAAATAATTATGGCAGGACTTGATTTGGACAGAATTCCTTTCGGTATTGCGACAATCACGGTCGGCGAAGGGACAGACGCCTTAGTGTTTGATGGGGTTCATGAATTTCAAGCAGAGGGCGGAGAAGTTACTTTGACGCCACAATTTGAGGATATTGTAGTACAGGATTTTGGTACAGGACCATTTGACAAGCGACTTGTAGGATACGAAGGGCAAGTGACCATTGTAGCGGCACAGGAATCAATTGACGTATTGGAATTGGCTCTGGCAGCAACTGAAACAATTACAGAAACAACAGGTGGAGAAAAGGTTGGAATCACAGATGCACCTATCGGATCATCTTTAAGAAAGAAAGCGAAGCCGATCACTATCCATCCAAGGAATCTACCACCTGAAAATAAATCTATGGACATCACCATTTACAAAATGGCGTCCGAGGGTGAGTTCACACGCTCCAATGCAAACGAGCAAGGTAACGTCACTATTACATTAAGCATGCTGCCACGTGATGGAATGGATCCATCTAAGCCAGGAAACTTCTTCTATTTCGGAGGGACTGACCCAAACGCAGACCCAAAAGACTAAACGTCATTCAATCGCTACAGCCATCGACGGCATTTTTTATAGATGATTGAATGACGAAAAACATAAAAATCGAGGTGTTTCTGATATGCCAAAATCAGACAAAGATATTCTATATACAGAAATCTTCGGGGCCAAGGTAGGGCTCCCGCAGTATTTTGATGAATCTGGGAATCCTGTTGCTATCTCTACTAATACACCTATGCCCGTCACTTTGGTTGGCGGAGAAGGTGGAAAAGGTGAACCCGGAGACTCTGCTTATGAGATTGCTGTCAAAAACGGGTTTGAGGGGACGGAGCAAGAATGGCTCGCATCTTTGAAAGGACCCAAAGGAGACCCGGGTCCCAAGGGTGCTGACGGCAAAGATGGCAAGGACGGATTCCCGACACAGCAGCAATGGGATGAATTAGTAGCAAGAGTTGAAACATTAGAAAATGCATAAATCAAGGAGGGCCTATCGGCTCTCTTTTTTATTTGTTTAATCCAAGGAGGAATTTAGATGAAAGTCACTTTAAAAATCAAAAAAGACAACACAGTCGAAACTATCCAACACGAAATTGAATCCATTAATCTTTTACAGTTCCAAAAATCTTTAAAAATCATCAAAGAAGTATTGGACATTGTCCAAAAAGATGAATCCTTAAAAAACTTGCTTGTTGGAGCCATTGAAACTGCAAGTAACGACGAGGAAGAACTTGATACGCGCTTCTTAGCAAGTGCAGTTGAAGCATTTGAAGTCCTACTCATTAACATCCCTGAAAAAGCATTTGAATTGTTGGCGGCCATGTCAGGTATCGGATACTACACTCTCATGAGTCAAAAAGCGGAAGATGTTTTTGATATTTATGATGCAATTCTCGAAGTTAATGACATTGAGAAATTATTCAAGCGTGCAAAAAAGTCTTTGGCCGTCACCAAAGCGATGACGAGCTTCTTGAAGAAATCGAAGAAAGCGACGAAGAGCGCGCAAGCATAGCGGAGGCTTTTATTTTCAAGCTTAGCAAATCACTGGGTGGCAGAAATGAAGTCGTAACTATGCCAGCTGTGGAACTTCTTAAATTTATGGACATGAAACTGGAAGAAGACGAGCGGGAAGCCGAGAAAGAAAAAGCTCGAGTCTGGCTTGATTTCTTGGTTGCAACCTTTACACAGCCTTCTTTTGAAAAAGACCATAAATTTGAACAAGCCAAAAGAGAATTTATCCAATCAATCCAACCGAAGGAAAACAAAGGTCCAGCCAAAGTCTATGACTGGGATTTTGAGTTAATGAAAAGGTTGCAAAATCAGTCGGGAGGGAGGTTAAGTAATGGCAACGATCCGTGAATTAAGGGCCAAGTTTTCTGCTGAAGTTCGGGGCTTCCAAAAATCTGTACAATCGATTCAAAAAGAAGTGAACTCCTTAATTAAAGGGAACAAGACGCTAAATGATAGCTTCCGGAACACGGGTAAGGGTACGGATACAGCAACGAAAAAATTCAAGGCGGCAGACGGTAAGATTCTTGCTTTGAATAAAACAGTGAGCCAGTCGCAGAAAACATTTAAAACCACAGGTTCTAGCATCGCATCTATGGGCAAGCGTTTCAAGGCAACTGGCGTAACGGCTGACAATCTATCCAAGTCTGTTAAATCAGCGGGTGCTAGGTTTAGAGACTTTACCCGCTCAACCGGAAAATCTCTAGTTAATTTTGGGAACGACCTGAAATCCATCTCTAACAAAACGAAAGAGGTGGGCGATAGTTTAACCAAAAAGATATCCAAACCAGCCGCGGGAGCAGCATCCGCATTAGCAGGTATAGCAATGGTCAAAGGACTTGGCCGTCTAATAGGCATAGACACAGCCAGAGCAAAGTTACAAGGTCTTGGTCATGATGCTGAAGGCGTGGAGAAAATCATGGAGTCGGCTCTTGATTCCGTTCGTGGCACATCGTTTGGGATGGATGAAGCTGCAACAACAGCAGCAAATGCCGTGGCTGCGGGAGTTAAAGAAGGGAAAACGTTAACACGGTATTTGTCTTTGACTGGTGACGCAGCGGCAATAGCTGGAGCAAGCATGAGCGAGATGGGGTCTATCCTAAACAAAGTCAAAACGTCTAATAAGGCATACAATGGCGAACTTCAACAGTTATCTGACAGGGGCTTGCCAGTATACCAGTGGCTGGCTAAGGAGGCCAACGTGGCCGCAGATGCGGTTTTTGATATGGCTTCCGACGGTCAAATATCATCCGAAATGCTGATGAATGCCATTGAGAAAAACATTGGTGGAGCGGCTAAGAAAATGGGGGAAACGTCATTCACAGCCGGTCTCGCTAATATGTGGGCAGCGGTCGGTCGTATCGGTGCTTCCTTTTTAGATGCCGGTGGTAAAGGTGGCGGATTTTTCTCTCAACTCAAGCCATTGATAGCGGATTTTACCGGGAGCCTTGACACGATGGGTGGCATGGCGGAAAAAGCTGGTGTGAAATTCGGAGAAATGTTTGCCAGCTTTGTAGACAAAGCGAAAACAGTAAAGTCAGCTTATGACAAATTATCTCCTTCTGTCCAAAGCATCATTGATAAGGTTGCGATCGTCGGGTCCATCATAACCGTTGCACTTGGACCTGTGCTAGTAGGTTTAAGTATGTTCGGAAAGTTTATAGCCAATGTATCTGATGGACTTGGAAAACTATTAAAATTTTTGTCGCCAGCTATAGACAAAATAAAAAAGATCGGTTCGGCTGTATTCAGATCAGGTAAGGCAGTAGGACTATTAGGGCGCTTGTTAGGCTTTTTAACCGGGCCTATAGGAATCGCGATATCTGTGATAACAGGGCTAGCCTCGGCTTTCGTGGTCGCTTACAAGAAGTCGGAGACCTTTAGAAATGTCGTTCAAAATGTCGTTGACAAGGTAAAGCCCATAATCGAAGTCCTTAAAGATGCTTTCGTTTCCTTTAAAGACAGTGCAGTGGATTCATTTTATAGATTTATAGATTTTTATAATAAAGCGGCTAAAAAGTTCAAAGACGGCTTCGGAAAAATCGTTGATAAAGTAAAGCTTGGAATCGAAGTCCTAAAAGGAGCTTTTGCTTTCTTTAAAGCTGATGTTGCCGGTTCTCTTTCCGGAAAAGGGAAGGCGATGGAGTTTCTCCTAAAACTTCTGCCAGCAGAACAGGTTCAGTGGGTTGTAAAAACTACAAAGAAGATAAGGGAAGAACTTTCTGGCCTTATAGATTTTTATGATAAAGTGGCCGGAAAAGTGAAAAAAGGCATGGATTTAATAAAAGGTGCTCTCTCGTACTTCAAGGCCGACTCAGGCACCCAAAAGGGGAAATCCATTGAATTCATGCAGACATTTCTTCCTAATGACGAGATGCACCGTGTTATTAAGGCTGTACAGAAAGTCAAAGGTGTAATTGATAAGGTTAAGGATTATTTTTCAGGCCTCAAGGATTTCTATGATCAACTGACTGAAAAAGTAAATAAAGCTAAGGACTTATTAAGAGGTGCACTTTCTTACTTTCAGGCTGATTCTGGGACTCAGAAAGGAAAGTCTATTGAGTTTATGCAGACTTTTCTGTCCAACGAGGAAATGCATCGTGTCATCAAAGTCGTCCAGAAGGTCAAGGAAGTTATATCTGACGTTACTGAGTTTTTCAAGGCTAGAGCGGAAGAGATTTCAGCTATATTAGCCAAAGAAGGACCTAAGTTTCTAGCATTTTTTGGTGGAGTTTTCAAAGCGGTTTGGACTGGCATCAAAACTGTTGCCGCCTTTTTCAGAGACAAAATCTACGAAATAAAAGCCTTTTGGGATTCAGATGGAGAACAAATTCTTCAGGCGTTCAAGAATATTTTTGAGGGCATTTCGACTGTAGTGAAAACAGTCATGGATTTTTTAGTTATTGCGTTCAAGAAGTCACTGCCGGTTCTGAAAAAAATCTTCGAAGGAACCATTAAGGTTTTAGTCCCTATAGCAAAGTCAGTCTGGAGTGGCATACGCGGTATTTTTAAAGTAGTGAAAACAACCATTGAATTTTTAGTTGTTGCGTTTGAAAAATCGCTACCAGTCCTGCGAAAAATATTCGAGGTAACCTTTAAAGTTTTGCTTTTCATAGCAGAGGAAATTTGGGACAACATAAGCGGCGTTATAGACGGCGCTATAAAGGTTATTATGGGGATCATCGAAGTGTTCAGCGGTCTCTTTACTGGTGATTTTAAGAAAATGTGGGAAGGGATTAAAAAAATCTTTTTCGGTGCCCTAAAACTTATCTGGAATGGCATACAGTTGATGATGTGGGGTAAATTGCTGAAAGGGATTGTAAGCCTTGGAAAATTACTGCTTAACGTTTTTCGCAATTCTTGGAAATCCATAAAAAATACAATTGCCAAACTCGTTAAGGGTATCGTAGATTTTGTGAAAGATAGATTTACAAAATCGAAAGATACAGTCAATGGGATATTTCTCAAATTACGAGAGTTGACAAAAAAAGCTTGGGACGGAATCAGAAAAAGAATCGTTGATCCAGTGAAATCTGCGGTTGACGCAGTTAAAGCAAGATTCACTGCTGCTCGTGATACTGTCTATAAAATTTTCAACAAAATAAGAGATATTGCGAAATCAGCTTGGGAAGGTATTAGAAAAAGAATTGTTGACAAGGTTAAATCGGCAGTTGATGCGATCAAGACAAGGTTTACCACAGCTCGTGACACCGTTCGAATTATCTTTAACAAAATAAAGGATATAGCAAAATCAGCATGGGATGGTATTAAGAAAAGGATTATCGATCCTGTGAAATCCGCAGTTGATACGCTGAAGACAAGATTTACTAATGCGCGCGATAATATCCGTAATATCTTTAACAAGATTAAAGATATAGCCAAGTCTTCCTGGGACTCCGTCAAAAAACGAATGATTGATCCAGTTAAATCAGCCGTGTCCAATATCAAAGACAGATTTACGACAATGCGCCAGACAATATCCGATATTTTCAAGAAAATGAAGGATAATGTCGGGAAATATGTGTCTGACATGGTTAAAAACGTCAAGGATATGCCGGGTAAGATGAAAAAAGGCCTCGTTGACATGGGATACAAGCTGTACGATGGCGCTAAAGAGCTGGCCAACAAGATGGTCAAAGGTCTAGGGAAAGGCGTCAATGGAGTCATCGATGGAGTGAACTGGGTCCTTAAAAGACTAGAAGTAAAAACAAGGGTGGAGAATTGGCCCGTTCCGAAATACGCACGTGGTACTGACGGTCATCCGCAAGATGGGCCGGCCATAGTTGGTGATGGCAAAGGTTCAAATGCAGGTGAAGAACTGATACGGATGCCAAACGGGCAGACGTATTTGAGTCCAGCAAGGCCGACAATGGTCCATTTGCCAAAAGGTGCTCATGTTTGGTCAGCTCTTGAAACTAAAGAGATGCTGAACTCTGTTCCGCAATACGGATGGGGTACCGTCAAAAAGGTTGCTAAAGAGGCCAAAGGCGGGCTCAAAAAAGTCGGAAATGTCATCAAAGACAAGGCTACTGCAATTGGCGGAAAAATCAAATCAGGGGCTTCCAAGGTTAAAGATACTGCCCTCGACATTTTTGATTATATAAGTAACCCGGGAAAAGCTTTGAATAAAGCAATGGAATTCTTAGGTGTATCAGCAACTGACGAGAAAGGTTCGATTGGTGATATCGCACGTGGCGGTTTTAAGATGGTTAAAGATAAAGCCATCGGGTTCATCAGAGAAAAGTTCGAGAGCTATGCTATGGACACGAATGGATACGACTTTGGCGCACCATTCCACAGAACGAGTGGATACGGAATGCGTTGGGGTAAGATGCATAAAGGGGTAGACTGGGCAGCGCCATCTGGTACACCAATTCCGGCATTAGCAGGCGGTAAGGTTGTCTCTGCTGGCTTTGGTAAAAGAGGAAGTGGCTTTGGAGGATACGGAAATTATGTCCTTGTTCAAGGTGCAGGCGGCTTATCCTATCTTTATGCTCACAATAGCAAGAATAAGGTTAAAGCCGGCGATGCAGTCAGTAAAGGACAGATTCTCGGATTGGTCGGAAGCACTGGCGATAGCACAGGCCCACACGTCCACTTTGAAGTAAGAAAAGGAGGACAGGCAATCAATCCCGAAGCTATCGGCGGTGGTGTAGCCGGTACAGCTAGTGTGAGAAATTGGATTAAAGCTGCTATGGGTATAACGGGCGTTCCGGACAGTTGGTTAAAACCACTCACAACCATTGCGATGAAAGAGTCCGGCGGTAATCCAAGGGTAGTCAACACTTGGGACATCAACGCCAAACGTGGTACACCATCCATGGGCTTGATGCAGACGATCATGCCGACATTTATGGCATACAAGAAAAAAGGGCTAGACAGCATCATGAACCCGATCCACAACGCTGTAGCAGCAATCAATTACATCAAGAAACGTTATGGCACCGTCTTTAACACACCAGGAATCAAGTCAATGATGAGCGGTGGCCCATACAGAGGATATGCAGATGGCGGTATTGTGGATTATCCGCAATTAGCTTGGATTGCTGAAGGTGGATGGGCAGAGTCTATTATTTCCCATGATCCAGCCAAGCGAGTGAGTCAGCGGGCTATATGGGAGCAAACAGGACGAGAGTTAGGTTTTGATCGCGGAAGTGACAACGGTGAAGTTATCAGTTTGCTCATGAGGATAGCAGAAGCTGTTGAAGCTGGACAAGACTTGCAAGTCATCATGAATGATCAAGTTGTCGCAAGAGTCTTGGAACCTGTTATTACCAAGTTGCAGGGCAGAAAAACCAAACGTACAAGGAGGGCGCCTAAGTGAGTAGCATGACTTTCAACGGAACACGAAAACCATTCGTAACCGTTTTGGAAAAAAAGCGGCCATATTGGGCGCCTTTAAATAGAAATATCCATACAACTCGTTCTGGTCATACCAGATTATTAAACACCGAAAAAGAAGTCTTGATTATCCCTGTTACTTTGTTCATTGATGGTAATAGTAAAGAGGATTTGTTGAGCAAAGCGGAAGAAGTTGCCGGATGGTTGATCACGAAGGAAGAAGAGAAGCTTACATTTGATGATCAACCCAATAGGCACTTTATGGCGGCATTGGACGGTGGAGTAGACGCAGATGAAATCGTGTCATTCTCCCGTTGCAGCATTGAATTTTCATGTTTGTATAAAATGGGTGCTGAACATACTTTGCCCATCACAACTTCAAACCAAACCTTTGCCATCACTGGTCAGGAATCAACGCCTTGGACCAGCCGAACTCGATTCACTGTTCCACAATCATCATTTAACTTGGAAACTAGCAGAGGCGGAAAAGTCATACTAAACTATGATTTTATCGCAGGAGACGTGTTGGAGATTGATTACGATAAAAGGGACGTGCGTCTAAACGGCAAGGATTTAGCTGTTTCCCTTGCATTTGAAACCGTATGGAAAGAGTTGGAGCCGGGACCTGTGCAGATCAAAGCGAGTCATCCGACGGACTTGAGTTATAGCGAAAGATATTATTAGGAGGCGGTAAGGATGGAAAAGAAACTTTTATACAGTGACTCTGGATTGAGCACTTTCACGGAAAAGCAAGAGGAAGCTGAAAATATTGTGTGGACGGGAGCTAAAAGAGAATCACAACTCGATCTAATCGAAAAGAAGCTGGACAGAGTCCTAGACATTTTGGAGAATGGGGACCTGTCCACTTCTGTTTCGGTTGATAGTAAAGAAATTTCTAAAATCATTTGGGAGGCAATTTCAAAAATGGAACAAAGATCCAAACGATTATAGATCTTCCTTTGGTATAACGCCGCCTTCTAACTTCTGACCTTGCAATAAAGAGATAGACGACGATGCCCTAAAGGCTTCTCTAAAAGTAAAGGACAGCAACTCGGTTAAGAATTCCTTCTCGCTTACGCTGGATCTATCGATAGAATCATATTTACTATCAAGGGCTTTTCGGAATTCGGATTGCATGTTTGCGAAGATACCTGTCTCCTCGAGAGCCAACATCATTTTGTTGTATTCATCAAACTTCATATTTTCACCCCCTCCCAACTAGACTCTATTCGACAGGAGGGGCTTTTATCCTGCAAGAAAGGAGGAAACCTGTGCTTTACATCTATAAAGTAATACTGATAATCAAGGGAGGTGAATCGTGCAAATGACTTTTTATCTGCAACTGGATGGAGTTAATGACTACTTAGAAATACCTAGCAATCCGTTGTACACAAATACAGGAGCTTATGAAGTATCCTTTCGAACAAGTACGCCATCAAGGGAAAAAGAGGGCAATCTGATATTCGGTAAATATAACGGAGAATACTTTAGTACAAACGGCATTGGTATGTATGTAGATAATGGAGGGTTCTTACTCGTTCAAGTAAAAAGTGATCAAACTAATGGATCTAACTATCATAGATCAAGCATGCAGATTACTGATGGACTGCAACATGTTGTCAAGATTGAGTTTTTTGACCAACAAACAATAAAGGTTTACATTGACGGAACATTAGATGGAATAATTGATTTTAACGAAACATTCGACTCTGTGCCTACACCTATTAGGATAGGTAAGTCAGAAGATACATGGTGGGGCATGTTTAAAGGTGACATGTTCTATGTAAAAGTCTACAACGATGTCAATAATCTTGTAGGAGAGTGGGACTTTAGAACAGGGACAGTGTCGGATCAAACATTGAACAACAATAACGCAACGTTGATTGGTGGAACATGGGTGGATAACAGTAACACAAACGCTGATGAATGGAAAAAATATTCATCAGAGATTTATATACTTAGCCAGGACGACAAACCATTAACAACTTTATCTGAATCTACTGGGCTTGTCAGTGCGCCGTTTAAAGATCAATTAAACAACGTACCAGACGAGCCTTTCGTATTTACCGTCTACGCAGACATTGAGCGCGCCAAATATGTCAAAGAGGAAAATCGGGTCGTTTTTCGGGATAAGGACGGCGATTTGCGCGAATACGTTATTAAAGAGATTGATGATCTGGACAATAACGATGGCCCACAAACCACGGCTACATGTGAGCCAGCCTTTATGGAGCTTAATGAGCATGTCATAGAGGACAGGCGTTTTGTTGATAAAGAAGCACAGGAAGCTTTAACAGCTGCCTTACAAGGCACACGCTGGACAGGCACAGTCGAAGTATCGCTTGGAAAAGCCACGACAAACTTTTACTACATCTCTTCAGTTGACGCTATCTGGAATATCCTTGAGGTGTGGGGCGGCGAATTTAAAGACGTTGTTACATTTGACGGTAATAAGATTACGAAACGTGAAATCCGAATCAAACAGCGTCTTGGAGCTGACAGGGGCGCATGGTTTGAAATCGACCATAACATCGAAGAAATTGAACGTACTGTTTTGTCTTATCCTGTCACAGCGCTTTATGGCCGTGGTGCATCTTTGGAAATCGAAGATGAAGAAACAGGCGAACATACAGGTGGATATACACGCCTTATTGATTTTGCTGATGTCGAGTGGAAGAAATCGAAAGGCGATCCTGTCGATAAGCCAAAAGGTCAAAAGTGGGTTGGGGATCCGGATGCTCTTTTAAAATATGGCCGTAAGTATAATGGTCAGCTGATGCACCGATACGGCATTTTTGAAAACGGTGATTACGAAGATCCAGCAGAATTGCTTTGGGCCACTTGGCAGCAATTGCAGGAAGAGAAGAAGCCAGAAGTTAATTATCGCTTGGCTGTTCATCTTTTCGATAAGCCTGTCAGCTTGGGCGACACAGCAAGAGCGTTTGACCGTCAATTTACACGTCCGATTGAAATTCAAACAAGGGTCATCGCAATTGAATATGATCTACTAGACATCGAAGGTACAACAGTAGTTGAGATGGGTCAGTTTTTATCTGCACATGACGATGATCTATATCGGGAAATCGAAGGTATAAAAAATGATCTTAACAAGCCAAGGCCAACAAAGCCTATTGATAACGGCAGTTTCCCGGACGTTAAGCCTGGCACACCAGTTAATGTCGAAGCAAATGGAGCCTTCCAAACGATTCAATTGTTTTGGGATTACGACAGCAAGGTTTATATCAGCCACTATGAAGTCTACGGATCTCAGGTAAAAGACTTTATTCCTGACAGCCAGCACCTTTTATGGCGTGGCAGCACGTCAGCCTTTAACCACGAAGTCAACACTGACCAAGTTTGGCACTACCGTGTACGGGCAGTCAACACAAGAGGGACGCCCGGTGATTTCAGCCCGCAAGTATCTGCAGCAACTGTGCGGATTATTACTGATGATATTCTCTTTGGTTCAATCATAGCCGATCATTTAACAAACAATCTGGATATTGCCGACAAGCTGGCTCAAAACACCATTGATCGTATTAATGTAGGGCCAATGCAAGAAATCCAGTATACACAAGCCGAGATACAGGCAACCGAAAACAGGTTGCTCGGACAACTAAACTCGCAGATTGGCGATGTCAACGCATCAATAAATGATTTGCTGACACGTACATCGGGAATCGAGGGTACTGTCACAAGCATTACCCAAGAGGTCAATGATGTCGATGGTAGGCTGTCCACCACTATTACTCAGCTGTCAAATGTCGACGGTGTGGTCAGCGAGCATACAACAACCCTGCAACAACATGCCGGACTAATATCTGCAAAGGCAGAGAAGGGTGAGGTTTACACCAGAACTCAAACAAATGACTTGCTCGGTAATAAGGTTGACTATACAGTCTATAACAACAAAATGACATCGCTGGATATTGATATTAGCGGAATATCCAACAAGGTCAGCAACACAGAAACAAGTGTCAATAGTCTCACTGGTGAGCTTGCCAATGCTAAATCACAGATTGCTCAATTGAACATCCGAGCTGATGGGATTGTACAGAGTGTAAGTGAGGTTCGGGCGGATTTGGATGGATTGGAGATTGGTGGACGTAACCTGGCATCACGAAACAACATATTTGGATGGGAAAGTGGATTTGCTAGAACGGACAACACTTTCCGTTTGACCGGCCTAAAAGCAGGGCTTTATATTCACGAGAATACTTATGAGCCTGATACTGACTATGTATTTTCTTTTAAATTTAAGAAAATATCAGGAACAATTAAAAGTGTTGCCGGCCATGCTGGCCTTTCAAATATTTCAGCGGTGTATAGAGATGGTGTAAAGCTAAGTACATCTTCATGGTCAGCGGGAGATAGTAATTTTCCAGATGACGGTAATGTGTATTCATATGTAGTTTATTTTAAAACAAAACCAGCAATTGGAACCACTAATGACAGGATTTATATCCAGCCTAACAGAGTGTCGCCCTCATATGCTTATGAATATGTTGCCGAAGTTTGGGACTTGCAATTAGAAAAAGGCAACAAAGCCACAGGCTGGTCACCAGCGCCCGAAGACACAGACGCCCGAATCACATCTGCCGAAACTCTTATAGAACAAAAGGCTGATAAATTAGCATTGTCTGCCGTATCGACAAGTGTGGATAGCCTTACTGGCCGCATGTCCAACGCTGAATCATCTATTAATCTATTATCAAATGAGATTATTTTCAAGGTTAATAAAGACGGCGTCATAGCTTCGATAAATGTATCACCTGAAGGAGTTCGGATAAGTGGGAACAAACACCACATCACAGGTCAAACCCTTATAGATGACGCTGTAATCGGTACTGCTGCAATAGCCGACCTAGCGGTTACTAATGCCAAACTCGCCAATTTATCAGTAGGTACAGCACAGATGCAAAATCTGTCTGTCACCAACGCCAAGATTGCTAGTCTAGCTGTGGATGATGCGAAGATCGCAGATTTGTCAGTAACCAAGTTGAAGGCGGGGACGATTGATACATCCAAGATAAAAATTCGTGGTGGATCTGCTATCGATTATACGTTGATTGACGGTTCCTACTTTGAATCTCGTGGAAGGTTTAGAAGAACTTGGCTAGGAAAGACCAAAACACATGACATCCGCATGAGGTTTGAGAACGGTTATATGCGGGCTAGGAATGACACGGAGAACCACTCGCTATATTTCACCGACTTCGGCATCTCGACATACGCCGATGGTGAGGGTCCAAACGATGGGGCATCCGGTACACTGGCGTTCCGTGATGACACATATAGTTCTGCGCTGGGAGTTACACTGCACTCAAACTCAGGGGTAGTGGCACTGAAATCGGAAAGTAACAGGGTCGTTTTGGATTCTGGGCAGACAGTGAGTATTGAATCTAAAAACGCCAGTGTCTATCTAAGACCGATGCGGTTGAGCAGGCCGGGAAACAACGAATTCCAAGTCTGGCTGAAAGATAATCCTGACCCGGGTGACGTGGATGGTGCAATCACATATGGCTCTGGTGCTACTGGAGGAGCAGGGCATGGATCTGGCATCAGATTCAAAAAAAGTACAACTGGGGAGCCTACAGTCTGGATAACTGATGGTGATGGCAACAAAAACACGGGTACTTTGGATGCCTATCTTGCAAGACTATATGGACTGTATACTCGTAATATCCGCCTAGACACCAGTTATGAAGGCACCCACTTTTACCTAGGGGTTAGTACCGGAGAGTTGCGAGTGACATCCAACCTACTTGCCGACGGTAACTATCGGGCAGTGAGAGCCAGTTCGTTCCCTACAGGAACATCACTCCGAGAAAACAAAACAGATATAGAGGTATTTAATGAAGACGTTTTGCCGACCATCCGAAATGCTAGTCCGTATTTATACAGAATTAAAGGTGATGAATTTAAGGTACACAAGCAACTGGGATTAATGGTTGACGAAACCCCTCGGATATTACACGGTGAATCCGGCGACAGCATGGAAATGTACGCTTTAAACACGTTTTTATGGCGGGGGATACAGCAACTTGATGATAAGGTTACGGATAACACGGATGAAATCGAATTGCTCAAACTTGAAAACCAGTATCTTAAACAAAAAATAAAACAATTGGAGGACAAGGTAGCATGAAAATAGAAATCGAAAACGGCAAACTGGCTGCGGCCATTAATTTTATGTATGGAGTAAAGTTGGCAAGAAAACAATCAAGGTTCCGCCGTCATTTTATCCAACAAATGAGTGACAGGCTGAAACAGGTGGAGGAAGACAGGAAGGCGCTGCTGGAAGAGCATTCACATAAAGATGGTGATGGAAAAGCGATCGTGAAAGACGGGCAATATGACGTCAAAGACATGGTCGCTTTTTCTAATGATGTGAAGGAGTTAAATAAAGAAAAACTCGTGATCGAGGGCGGTGATAACCGTGAAATGATTCGGACCATCAAGGTTGTGCTGGAAAAGTTGGAAGATGAAGAGTATGAGGGCCAAGACAGCGAAATTTACGATTATCTATGTGATCAATTCAAAGTAGATGAAGAGGGAGAGGATCAATAATGCAAATCACAATTAATCAAATCACACCACGCCGAGAAAACAATGGGGTCACAAGCGTCCAGGTTCATTTCACAGCACGCACACCGGATGGAAACATTAACTTGAGTGGAAATATTCCAGTTGCTGAATTTACAAATTCAATCGACTTCGGCGTACTTGAAACGGCAGTCAAGCAGGAATTGATTAATCGGATTATGAACGGGGAGAGTCCTACTGAGTAGGGCCTTCTTTTTTTATATAGAGAGAAGGGGGCGCTGGAATTGGGGGAGGAATATGTAACAAGGCAAGAGTTTACCAAACTTGATACCCGGCTTGGAAAGCTCGAAAACAGGGTGACGCGGAACGAAACTAGAACTGATCACCTTGAACAAAAATTAGACAAGATTGAAAGTAATACGACTTGGATTCTGCGCCTTATCATAGGCGCTATTATTATGGCTGTTTTAGGCTTTTTTATCAAAGGAGGAGTTTAATATGCAACATGCAATCATCAGACTGATCGTGCTAATAATCGCACTGATCAATCAGACGCTAACAATGCTCGGATGGAATCCTCTACCGTTTTCGGATGAGCAAATTTATGAAGGGGTATCTGCTACGGTGACGGTCATTGTCTCTGTATGGGTTTGGTGGAAGAATAACAGCATTACAAAAGAGGCGCAAGTCGCAGATGACTATATGAAGAAATTGAAGAGTGACGCATAAGCGTTGCTCTTTTTTTTTAAAGGAGGAATCGTCAATGTTTGAAAAAGGACAGCGTGTACATGTTACAGATGTTGAAAAGGTAAAGCAGGATCCATTTATGGAAGCTAATTCTCTCAAAATAATGGAAGCCAGTAATTTTACCGGAGAGATTACAAAGATCGAAGATGGAATCCACTTTGTTGGGTTCATGAATGACCATGGTTGGATTACCCAAGGCTTTAAGGCTGATGAGATTGAGGAGGTGGGGCAATAATGGCGACAAAAAACGGCGTACCATTTAGACAAATGTTGGTTGCACCATCTAAGTATGCTCTGAAATGTCCAAACCCCATGAAACCTAAGAAGATTACAATCCACAATACGGATAATCAGATGCCGGCAGAAAACGAAATTAAGTACATGATCAGCAACGGTAACGCAACGTCCTTTCACTATGGCGCAGACGAAAAGGAGATCGTACAGGGGTTGCCGACTAATCGTAATGGGTGGCATGCTGGCGACGGTGCAAATGGATATGGCAACCGCAATACCATCGGGTGGGAAATGTGTAGAAACTATGACAGGACTAGGAAGACGACCAATCTGAATGAACCTCTTAAGAGTCAATTCGAGAAGACATTCCAAAACACTATCAAAGGTGTTGCACAGGTCTGTGTTGATGAGGGCATTATTCCTAGCTTTGACACTATCAAGCAACACAAGGATTGGAGCGGCAAGCATTGCCCATCCAAGATTCTTAATGACAAAGATTGGAACCGTCTAGTCAACGGCATCATCGCAGAATACAACCGGTTGAAAGGAAAGACAGAGAGTAAATCCACGGCATCAAAGCCTGCAGCTGATAAAAAGCCAGCCAACAAGCCATCAAGTGCTTATACAGGTGGTTCTATTGTCGACTACCTTAACAGCATTGGTGTTGATTCCAGCGCAGCTAACCGCCGCAAACTGGCTAAAGAGTATGGAGTTAGCAACTATGATCTGTCTGCGGATAAAAACCTTGAATTACTTAATAAGATGAGAAATGGGAAGACGGCTACAAAACCTGCTAGCAAACCAGCTACATCTCCCAAACCGAAAGGAGATCAAAAGACAACATCAGTTGTCGATTATCTTAAATCAATTGGCGCTGACTCGTCTTTCTCCAATCGTTCTAAGTTGGCGGCCAAGTATGGCATTAAAAGCTATACTGGTACAGCTACTCAAAATATGCAGCTACTTAAAAAATTGCGGGGATAAATAAAAACAGGCCCGGCATTGGCCGGGCTTAGTTTTTTCATGGCATACACTTTAATTCTCCGGATTTCTCCACAATCGCGCCCGTTAAGGGAATAACCTAGATAAAAAACAGCGTCATAATTTATTGGACATAAGACCTATTCATTAATACTATTCGCCAACCGTCGGGGTCTTCTATTGTAATCCCTTGTTCCTTCCAGTATTCATTCTCCGGTTCAACCTCTGTATATCCCATTTTCCTTAACCGTTCTGATACTTTATTAATTTCATTTTTATCAGTTATATAAAATACTAAGAGATTATCTTTTGTTGGGGCAGGGCAAGGACTACCATCAATATGGCGGGTGAATTCTAAATGATAGTCAACATCTGGCAATCCAAATATTACTCCTTCATAACCCCTATGTCCTTTAAATTGTTGAATTTGTTTAAGTCCCAAGCCATTTTGATAAAAATCAATGATTTCTTCAAATTTATCAGTAGGTCTAGCTATTCTTACCTGTGCTGCAGTGAAGTCCTTAAATTCCAAATTTAAAACCAACCTTTCTTAATAGAACTTTTTAACTTTAAGTTGCTTTCTTGTTCGGAATGGAATAACAATGGTTTTAGTCTTTAAACAACTTTACCTCATTAAACAAAAACCCCTTGGACTAAACCGTCTCAACAGACCATATCCAAGGGTTCTTCCAATTGGTGTATACCAACCTATGCTAGTATTTATGTTAACAAATAAATATCTGAAAACAATGTCCATTTGACCGACAAAGTTAGACAGAAATCCGAATTTCGTCAGGATCATGACTGGCCGAGGAAAGCGGAATATTTACGTTGGACCAGAGACTGGTGCGGTGATTAAATAGAAGTAAATCGCATATAATATAAATGCTCCAGGAACTCACACCATGAAAAAGGCCCGGCGCTGACCGGACTTATTTTTCATGGCGTATGATTATTTAATAATCCAGATTCCCTAAACAATCGCACCCGATTGCTTAATAATCCTGTTCATTTTTCCTCAAATTGCTATCAATGATAAAAAATACAATAAGAGCCACTATCATAAAAATTGCATTTAGTGTATTAGAAAGTAATCCGTATTGATTTAATATTATTAAGGCTAGAAGAAGAACTGTTACAACAACTTTTGAAATTAAAAACTTTCCTTTGAAATACTTTGACACACATATACCTCCTTTATTTTTACTCTACAATCTGGCCCGATACATAAAAAGAGCGCAACCGCATTCCGGAAAAGCGCCCGATTCAGGAAGACTTACTTTTCGTTCTTATTATATTTATATGGTTTGCTTGCCCATTCAAAAAAAGATAAACAAAAAATATTGCAACAGTAAGCCCAATATTATCTATCCAATTGATTTCTGGTCTGAATAACCATTGCAAAAGCGTCAGTAATACATAAAATGTCAATGTAAAGGATATGGCCTTTTTAATCACCTTGACACCCCCGAAAACAGCCTCTTCAAAACCTTAAATATATCAAACGTGGTCCGATTATAAACCTTATTGTAAGCATATTTCTTAGGATTCCGCACCCATCCATAACCCCGCGGCATCTTTAGCCCGGCACGATGGACAACCTGTCTTTTGATGCTTGTGCGGGCGCTGATGCGGCGCTTTAAGCTAGGCTTACGCATTCCGATTTTAACTTTCACCAGGATCACCTTCATACACTAAAAGTTTTTCAATCAGATCGCCTATTGGTA